GAGTTATCAAGCAGACATACCCAGGTTCGAAACTGGTGTATCCGTCTGGCCGAATATTGCTTAAGAGGGCAAAAGGCATATTCTTGGAGGGTTATGGCCGAATGGCTGAAGACACCAAGGGTAGTTGTAAGTAGGGACTATCTTAGAGCGAGATGGACTCTTCCCGGAAGCTTGTGGGTAAATCCATGAATCCCACGGCGGGCTTGATAAATTTTACAGCAATAAGTGAAAACTTTTATATATAGTAATGTCGCTAATATAGACAATACAAATACAACGAATACTAAGGAGATACAATGTCATTCGCAAACTTAAAACAAAGTCGTGGAAACTTCGACAAATTAACTAAAGAACTAGAAAAAGTTTCAAATCCCCAAACAACAACAAATTCATCAAGTGACGATAGATTCTGGAAACCAGAACTAGATAAGACTGGTAATGGTTATGCTGTTATTCGTTTTTTACCTGCTGTAGAAGGAGAAGAATTACCTTGGGCAAGAGTATGGTCTCATGCATTTCAAGGACCTGGCGGTTGGTATATTGAGAACTCTTTAACAACACTTGGTCAAAAAGATCCAGTGAGTGAAGAAAACTCTAAACTATGGAATACTGGTTCAGAGGCTGATAAAGAGATCGCTAGAAAACGAAAAAGAAAACTATCTTATTTCACAAATGTTCTTGTCGTTTCAGATCCTGCACATCCAGAGAATGAAGGCAAAGTATTCTTATACAAGTTTGGTAAAAAAATCTTTGATAAGATTACTGAAGCAATGAAACCTGAATTTGCTGATGAAAAACCTATTAACCCATTTGATTTTTGGGAAGGTGCAAACTTTAAACTAAAGATCAGAAAAGTTGATGGTTATTGGAACTACGACAAATCTGAATTTGAAGGTCCGTCTAAAGTGAAAGAGACAGACGAAGAAATAGAATCATTGTGGAAATTACAAAATCCACTGAAAGAGTTTTCTGCTACCACAAACTTCAAATCATATGACGACTTGAAAGCCAAGTTTGAAAAAGTTGTTTATGGTACAGGAAAGACCGCAACAGCAGATGAAATAGATATCCCACCTGTAAGTGCTGTTGAGGAAGTTAGTGAGCCTAAAGTAAGTGAACAAATACCTCAATCTGAAACCTCCCCTAGTGATGATGACGAGGACGATACTATGAATTACTTTAGCAAATTAGTTAACGACTAATCTCTCTCCTGTTCACTAACAGTAAGGGTTGTGCCTTAATACACACGCCGGCGCCCATGGTTAGGCGCCTCCTTCTATTATAAATAGTCGCATGGAATTATTTTTTGATATTTTAGTGAAATTTGGTTTACCTGTTGCAGCTGCAGTTGTAATGGGTCTTTTCATTTATATAATTTTAAAGTATATTCTTGCAGGCGTTGTTAGTCAAGTAGGCACAATTACTATGTTAATATCAGCTTTAGATAATCGTATCAAAACTATGAATCATGATATGATCAAACTAGACATATTAATTAGTAGTGCTTTAAACTTACGACCTGATTTAGATAGAGTATCTAGAGCAGACGGAAAAGAAGACGCCAGAAAAGATTAAATGGATATCGTATCATTATTGGAACAATACGGTTTTGCTACATTGGCTGCCGTTGCAATGGGTTACTTTATATACTTCATTTACACATTTGTTACAACACAGATTATTGAAAAACTAGATAAGGCACAAATGACTACAATTGCTTTGATAGACAGAATAAGAATGTTGGACAATGATCTCATCAGGTTGAGGTCTAAACTAAACACCGTTCTCGAAATGAGGGAAAATGAACAAAAAGATAGCAAACAAAAGCGTAGAGATGCAGAAGGCATATCTTGAAGGAGTTAAACTTGCAGGAGGTATTCTTGCAGGTGCAGTATTTGTTAGTTTCACAGTAGCGACTATATTACACTTTCTAGTATTATAAATATTCTATATGAAAGCACTAAGAATTACGGTGCTAGGAATATTATGTTATGTGCTTTCGACCCCTAGTATCGCAAGTGATTTGGTACATGAATTTTCCAATCCTTCTTTCTCTGGAAATGGATATAGCACACATGTTCTATCACTTGAACAATTAAGATACAGTAGAGAAAAACAAATCAAAGACGATCAAAAGTCAGCTGAAGCAGCTGCTGAGCGTGATGAAAATAATACTACGATCAACAAGTTTATTAAAAATGTTGAAAGTAGAATTTATGCAAACTTATCTAAACAGTTAGTTGATAATATGTTTGGAGAAGAATGTTCAGGCACTTGTCCTACATCAGGATCTGCTGAGATAGAGGGTTCTACAATCTATTGGGTTAAAGATACAACCACAGAAATAATCACACTAACAATTACATCTCCAGATGGCACTACAACAGAGATGTCTGTGCCAATAGGTGATTTTAACTTTTAATGAAATCTAACATGTTAAAATTTGCCATATCAATGGCCTTTCTTGTCTTGTTAGGTGGTTGTGCGGCAACAACAAATCTAGAAGATGGTTTCTATCAAGGTGAAACACCATATACTATGGAAACTGACACTATAAAAAGATTACATAAGATTCCAGAATTAGGACAACCAAAAATTACAATCGCAGTTTATAACTTTCCTGATAGAACAGGACAAAGAAAACCTAATACAAAATTTAGTCAATTATCTACAGCTGTGACACAAGGACCTGAAACATGGGTTATCAATGGACTTAAGGCAGTTGGTGGACACAACCCTTGGTTTATAGTTTTAGAAAGACAAGGTCTTGATGCATTAGTAAAAGAAAGACAATTAATCAGATCAACAAGAGAATTATATGATGGAGAGAGTGATATAAAAAATCAATTAAAACCTCTAAAGTTTGCAGGACTTATAGTAGAGGGTGGTATTGTAGGATATGATGCAAACACTACATCTGGTGGTGCAGGTGCAAGATATTTTGGTATTGGAATGAGTGAACAATATCGTACAGACCAAGTAACAGTTTCGCTTCGTTTAGTTGCAGTACAGACAGGAGAAATCTTGTTAACTGTATCAGCAACAAAAACGATAGCGTCATATTCAAGTGGTGGTGATGTATTCAGGTTCCTTGACATGAGTACAAAAGCCCTTGAAATAGAAACTGGTGTCGCAACAAACGAGCCAGTCAATTACGCCATAAGAACTACAATCGAGCATGCTATTTTTAATATGATTCATGAAGGTGTCGAGAAAGACTTATGGAAATTTAAAATAGAGGAGTAAAGTAATGTACGCTAAAATAATCGCAATATTGATGTTGTTTGCCTTACCGGTAATGGCGAATGATATCTATGTGACACAATCAGGTGCTACGCTTGACCTCGACATTACCCAAGACGGACAAAACAATACAGTAGGTGATAGTAACACATCAGCAAGTGTGATTGGTGCTACCACCACTATCGACATTGATCAAGTTGGTAACTCGAATGTTTTGACCTTTGATGTAAACGGTGCGACTTTTACTGGTACTTTTGATGTAACTGGTGATTCAAACGATATTGATTTTAATTGTGATAGTGCAGGAAATAATTCGTCTTGTGCTACTGCTACTGCTTCAATTACATGGGCAGGTAGTTCAAACGATTTAGATATCGACATAGGTGAAACAGCAGACGCTTCAAATGCTACCGTGACAGTAACAGGTTCATCAGGAAGTGACAGCAATGTTGTTGCTGCTACTATTGATGGAACATCTGCTATTCTTACATTAACCGTAAATGGTGATACAAATAATTATTTAATTGACATAGATGGTGATGGTGATGTTAACGGACACACCTTTATCCACACTCATACAGGATCTATCGCTGATGTAGATATCACACAATCTGGTGTTTATGATAATATGATTACATTGACGACATCTGGTGATAACCATGACATTGATATATCCCAAACTGACTAAGTGGACAATATTAATATTAATATTATTCTGTGCTAGTCCGTTAAGGGCTAGCATAGGAAATGTTGACCAAGTAGAAGGCAACGGTGTTATTGATCGTAACAAAACAGACATTACGATTGAACAAGAACTTTCCATAGAACAATACGACACAGTAAAAACAGGCAATGGTAAAGTTGGTATATTGTTTGTTGACGATACAAGAGTTGATGTTACACAACACAGTAAACTTATCATAGATGAATTTGTATATGACCCCAATACAAAAAAAGGTAAACTAAATTTATCAGCAAAACTTGGCACAATAAAATATGCGTCAGGACAAATTGCAAAAACATCAAGACAAGATATAAAGATTACAACACCTACAGCAACGATAGGTGTTCGTGGCACAGATTTTTCTATGACAATAGATGAACTAGGTGGTTCTACAATTATATTATTACCAAGTTGTGATGTAAAAGGTAATTGTCTTGTTGGTGAAATATCAGTAGAGAGTGCGGCAGGTCAAGTTATACTGAATCAAGCATTTCAAGCAACACAGGTCACGGTACCAGAAAATCCACCAATGCCTCCTGTCAAACTAGATTTAGAATTAGACATGATTAACAATATGTTAATTGTGGCAAAACCAAAAAATTTAGAAGAAGAAAACTATGAAAGGAAAATAAAAGAAGTAGCTGATGCGTTAGATATAGACTTTTTACAATTTGATGATTTAGAAGTAGATTATCTTGAAGAAGAAGAAGACTTATATGTAACAGGACTTGATATAGATTTCTTAGAACAAAACTTTCTTGCCGACATACTTAAACAGATTAATGAAGAACTTGCGAAAGAAATGCGATCAGAATTTGATAAACAAAAAACGATTGGTGAAATAAAATTAGGTAAAGATCCCGTAACAGGTGTGATTATATTAGACGAAGATCCACAATGGGTTTGGATTAGAGAAGATGCATCAGGTGGTTATATAGAACTAAGACTAGATAAAGAATATGGTTATATACTAAATATAATACAAGGAGAGTTTGAAATGTATAATTTTGAACTTGGTGGACAAGACAACGACATTAATATAGAACAGTATCAATGAAAACATTTAAAGAGTTTACAGAGGCGCCTAGAATCCCTAGAAAAAAAGGGCAACCTGCAGGTAGTAAAAAACATAGTGATTTATACACAGATGAAAACCCTAAAGGCACAATACACGGTCTTGGATTTAAAGATGTTAAGACAGCAGAGGCAAGTGTAAAGAAAATAGAAGGTTCAGGTAAATCTCATGCACATAAAATACAGGCCGCAATTGCAATGGAACAAAGAGCAAGAGTTATGGGCAAAACAGCAGAAGCGGCAGTATATCGTAGATACATTGAAAAGATGAAAAAAATAACAAAGAAGAAAAATGAAGAAACAGAATCCAATCGCCAAAGACTTACGAACACCAAAGTATAGGAAAAGAATTGTTAAAGACAAAACTAAGTATAATAGGAAAGATATTAAAAGAAAATCTTTTACTCATATTTCTGATACTATTCATTCTAATGGTATCAACATCCTCCGATGGGAATGAAGTTTATATAAATCAAGTTGGCACAAATGTTGAAGTGACAATTGTGCAAGACGGACAGAATAACAGAATATCTACAAAGAGTACAGCGGCATCACCTGCCACATTGTATGGTAAAAATCAAACAATCAATTTTACACAAACAGGTGATAATAACAAGATAGGTTTATATAAACACTACTACGGTTCTGATAATCAAACCGCAAGTAATATGACCGCTACACAAACAGGTAATAATCTTATCATGTACCTAGA